TGTACTAAAGATGAATACAAAGAACTTATGAAGACGATGCCTAAGAGTATTGATTGGACTAAGCTATCAGAGTATGAGTCAGAGGATACAACTAAGTCTAGTCAAACATTCGCATGTACTGGTGAGACATGTGAGATTGTAGACATATCAGCGTAGGAGAACTTGATGGGAAACAGCGGTATATACTGGATAGATTCAGTCTTTGATGCTTGTGTTTTATTTCTGTTGTGGTCAGCTAAGATGATGGGGATTACATACGAAGAAATAAATGTATATCTTTTTTGTATTGCAGTTCCGTTGATAATAGTGTATCAACATTATAGAATCAAGTATCTAAAGAGGAGAGCCTATGGCTAACTGTGAAATATGCGAGAGGGTGTTGGATGATGATGGTGTTTGTGGTGAGTGTATTGAGAGTGGTCCAGATCAAGTCAACAATCCTGTCCACTACAACCATAGTGGGATAGAATGCATACAAGCTATCGAAGCTATGACTGAGAATATGTCTGGTAGTATAGCACCACACGCTGCCAATGTCCTCAAGTATCTCTGGCGTTGTGAGTACAAGAATGGTTTAGAAGATATAGACAAAGCTATCTGGTATCTCAATAGACTACGCAAGAGATGGACTCAGACACACAAGTAAGAAAAAACCCCCAAGGAGAAATCCAAGGGGGTTTATTTTATTTCTTTTTTCTTTTCTTACCAGAGGCGGTTACTGACCACTTGACTCTCTTTGGTCCTGTTTTCTTTCTGGCTTCACTCTTTGATATTTTTCCTGCAACTGCTTTAGGTCTACACGCAGGGTAGCCTCTGCGCTTATCTTTCTTCCCTGACCTTCCACACTTTTTACCTGTCTTGACATCACGCCAATCCTCTTTGAACCATTTACCTAGACCGCCTTTAGCCATATCACTTCTTCTTTTTCTTTACTCTGTTGTCCTTGCCTTTCCACCCACCGCCTTTAGACTTGTACCACTTAGCAGCCCAAGCATTTGCGTATGCTGAAGGATAGACCTTGAACTTCTTCTTAGCTTCTGCCTTGGCTCTAGACCATAGAGCAGGTTTTGTAGGTGTAGGACTCGCCATGACTAAACCTTACACACACACTCAGGGCAGCACTTACGATTCAACATAGCACACCCAACTCGTTTGATATACTTCCATATCCATTTTACTATATTCATAATGTAACTCCTATTTCTACACATGTACCTTGTGAAAAGATACCCTTTGAAATAAATCTATCTACCATCCCACGCATCTCAACTCTACATGTTTCCCTAGTTCTATACAAGTTTTCATTGTTAACTGTGAGAGTACACGTTGTTGAGTTTGTAGGTGTCATGCAGAACATGACTATAGCTAACCACATCAGAAACTAAAGGTAGCCCCTACAGTTACGTCACCAAATTCTAGGTCTGCATCTGTTGAAACTTCTGTATATAGATTGATATTAGTGTTAGATATTTCATAGTCTGCAGTGAAGTCTAGACCCTGAAAGATGTCACCCTCATCAAGAGTCAACATATCAATGTCTGTGGCTACACTCAAACCAATACCTAGTGCAGTTACTCCTGCAGATGGTGTCAACTCCCATACCCATTCTTCTACACCAGTAGTATAGTTGAGGTCAGTCTCTGCACCAATAGATAAAGTCTGTCCTGCTACAGAAAAGTCCATAGCTGATGTAGACGTTGCTGCTAAGATAGCGGCTGTTACGATTGCTGTTGTTTTCATTGTATTCTCCTTTACCATTTTACTTTAGCAGCCCAATATGCTGCACTCATTTTTCCCTTTTTAATATTCTTAGCATGTCTAGCACGAAAAGCCTTATTCCTAGCTGAACCTTTAGGGCTTCCTCTGACACCTTTCTGACCAAACCTGATAACCTTTTCTTTTCCATTTGAACATGCCTTTACTACGTGTGATTTACTAGGATGATTAGGCGTAGCTCTAGGCTTATTGCATTTCATCTTTGACTTATTAAGCCGCGCTGCCATCTTTCTTTCTCCTTAACGTTGCAATAAGAGTAAGTAAACCACGCCCCATTTCCTGTGGACTAGGTGCTAACCAACCTAGTACTAGAAGTATCAATACCCAAGGTGGAATCTCATTTATATTTATATTCTCCACACTATCGGTACTTACTTTATTCTTATCGTTACTTTGATTTAGGTTCCCTTCAAGATTCTGTAGGCTAATCTCTTGATCTGTGTTTGTAGAATTACCTAGAGTCTGTGAGTTTGTTTTACCTGCTTGGGTGTTTGCATTGACACTAGGTCCACCCCCACCACCAAGTAGGTTCATAGGATTCAACATGCAACCTGCTAGTAGGCTACCTAGAATCAGACTTGCTATAAGATTCCTCATGTATCACCCTTGTTGGAGTCACTGTTGTCTTCGATTCTTTGCCCATCCATATGCCAAAACAACCTGTCAGAGCACCCATACAAACTGATACTAGACCTGACTGTTGTATTGTTGGATCAGGTAAAGCCATATACCAATGTACAGCCTGATATGTTAGTATAGTTACAGCCAACATCATCAGCCTTGGTATAATTTTCCAATCATCAATTACCGTGTGTGCCATTCTTCCTCGCATACTTTATAGCTATGTGTTTATTACGAGTAATTATTACTACTTTACCCTTCTTATCATATACTACAAACTTATTATTTATTTCTATCAACCTCAAAGCAATGTACCGCTGACTTGCTGTTCGTTACCATTACTCTTGCTCTTACCATCTCTTCTTTACAGACTTCTTCTGATCCGTAAGTACCTATTTGGTAGTACTCGAACTCATTCGTTCCCACTAGAAACTGCATCCACACGAGGAACCACATCACCATCTACCTTGCTGTTTGCCGATGAGGTAGAATACCAATAATAGTATGCCGCCCCCAAGGATAAAGATAACACCACCAATACTGAAATTAATAATCGCATCTATTCTCTCCTGCTTCTTATAAAGTTCTTCTTTTCTTTGTCTACGCATTCTGGCTTCAATCTGTAAGACTTCTTCCCATGCGCTAGGGCCATAGTTCCAAGAGATGTGGTCTTTTATCTCTTGACGCATCTGCTCCATCTTTTTCTTGTTAGCAAATATCTCTAGAGCAGTCTCTTCGTCACTACCTTTGAACGTCTGCTTCCACCAAGGAGGATTCTTTTCTCTTTCTTCTAGATTAGTAAAGTCAGAGAAAGCTTTACCCCAGTTGGCAAGCTGACCTGTCATATCCTGTAAGTCTCTACCTGCGCCAATAGCACCCTTGAGTGCTTTGAATGCGCCAGTTGCCATTGCAACACAAGTTACTGGGTCCATTACTTATCTCTTAGTGCTTGCTCTATGTTGTCTAGTTTATTGAATATTGCCTTGACAGTTTCTTTTAGTTCTTTCATCTCTCTGTCGTAGGCTAGTCTGTTAGATTCATACTGTGCTTGTAATACTGCAATGTCTCTCTCGTTCTTTGTTGACTTCATAAATAGAAACCATACAACAAACGCAAGAGGTGCGGCTAACCACTGAGCTATGAACTCTAACATCTCCATTACATCAACTCGAAGTGAGGTGCATCGATGAAGGGTCTGCGTCCTTGTGATCTACGTAAGTCTACGTATGCCATCATAGCATCTTCTGAGGTTCCTGAATAAGTTCTTATGTCACCTTCACTCCAAGCTGCTCCCCACTTTATACTGCAACCTACTTCTTTAGCTGCTTCTTTGAAAGCATCACAGATGTCATCATACAAGTTCAGTTCCCATGACACATCTGGACCTACATAGGCTACTACGTCTACAGCATGGCTGAATCCATCATCTTGTAGTAGGTGTTTAGACCTCATAGTTTGTGATCTTCCTGCAGCTACGTTAGCTTTCTGCTCTTCTAAAGTTCTGACTCCTTGAGTTACTCCGAAGTCTACCTTAGAAAGTTTTATAGCTCTCTCAACTACTGCAGTCATATCTGGATGTACTCCTTCGAGTCTGTCCATTGACCTTTGACTTAACCTAAAACTCATTCTATACTCCTAGTTTACCTAATTGTAATCTGACCTGTCGGCCTGTATCTCTTTCTGTTCCTTCGTAATCTCTACTACCAAACAGGAATGCAAGATTTCTAACCATTTGATAATCAGATGGACTGTTCTTTATTGTGTCATTCAATGCTTCAAAGAAAGTTAGACCTGACTTCTCGAACTCATCTGCAGAATAGGATAAATACTTACCATTTTTCTGTTTACCTTTGCCGTAGTAGGCCCAGTTGTTAAAGTCGTACTGATCTACTGCAACTAAATTACCATCTGCATCTGCTTCCACCATGACTTCACCAAGAGTCATCTTAACTTCGTCTGCAGGTTTTAGATTCTTTAGTTTTTCTTTTAATGTTTGAGCGTCTTCGTTTTGACCACTAACAAATCTAGCAGAAAGTTCAGCACCATACTTATTGTAGTCTTCATATCCAAGTTTAACTCTTTGTCCAGGTTTTATACCTTTAGCTATTGCAGCCTGTTTAAGAATATCTACAGATTCAGGACTAAAGTTAGACTCATCGATGTCACCTTTTAAAAAACTAGGAACAAACACATCAGAAAGCATAGTCCTAACTGGTGTAGATGATGCGATTTGCAAACCTTCAAGGGCTTTCTCACCTAGTCCTTGCATCTTATCAACACCTGAACTAACAGCACCACCCACAGTTTCTACAACATCTGAGCCTATTTCAAATATCTTATTAAATTTAACTTTAGATGTTTCAACTGAAGGTATTTCTACGGTAGCTATAGTTTTAAAACCCATACTATTCTACCTCAACTTGTTTATAATCTCTACCTATGATAACAAACTCTCCTGATTGTAATCTTCCAGAATCTACAGCCGCTTGAGCCTCTTCCTCTGTAGCAAACCATGTTATATCAGATAAGTTAAGTGTTTGTCCTGTTTTATCTTTAACATCTTTAGCAAACTTCTTTCCTATCTCTTCTGTGTACCAAGGAGCTTGAGTTGCATTTGCAAGTTCAGGTCTAGGTTCAGGAATTAAGCTTTCAGTGATAGGTCCAGGTCTAGGCTCTGGTTTTACTTCACCCTTTTCTATTGCTTCTTCAGCCATAGCAGACACATCAGAGACACTCATCTCACCTTCTCTTAGCATCTCCTCACTTATAATACCTGATGCGTAGTTTTCTCTTGCTTTCTGTAGTATCTGTTTAGTTTCTTCTACTGTGTGTTTAGCTTTGTTTCCTTTATTAGCGTAATAGCTTTTACCTGTTACTGGATTAGGAACTGAAGCGAACTCTTGAGAGAACTCTAACATAGCTGCGTTTATATCATCACTTGCACCTTTGATGTAGGCAGCAAGTCTAGGACGCTTACTTCCTAGAATCAAAGCTAGACCCATACGATCCTGAACATCTTCACTGAATACTGTGTTATCATTGAACCCTGCATCTTTCATAGCCTTGTCTATTGTATCAGGCGTAAGTTGATAAGCACCTACAGCAAACAATCTATTAACATTGTTAGGGTCTTTGATCTTCTGGTATCGTTTAATCTCACCTATTGTCATTTCAGTTAAAAGTTTACCACCTCTTGTAGTACCGTTTAACTGAGTACCAATAATATCGTCACCTATCGTACCTCTATTACTGGACGTGTAGTCACCTTCACCACTCTTGATAAAGTCTAGCACTTCAGACTGTATTTGTTGTGGTGCTCCACCTACATCAACAGAAGGTTCGTCTACCTCTTGTACTGTAGTTTTAGAAAGTATTGAGTTAGCAGCTTTTATTACATCCCTGTGTTTATAGGCTCGTTGAATATCTTCAAAACTAGCTGAATAAGAGTTACGAGGAAGAGCTAGTCTACCGTTAACTAAGTTTCTAGAAGTTTCTTCAGGATTACCTTGTAGACTTGTTCTTATATATTCTTCATTTGTAGCATAGTAAGTCTGTGTAGCCTCATCCCACTCAAGATCGGGGTTACGATTGGTATAACCTTTTGCTCCACTAGGTCCAGTTGACTCCATAGAAGTTACTTTAGACTCAGAGAATCTAAGATTATTTGTTACTGCACTGTTTACTAGTGTTCGTATTTGATTGGCAGTTGCAGTGTCGTAACTGTCTAATAGGTTTAGTTTCTCAATAAGACCAGAATCTACTATAATCTCATTTAACTTAGAGCCTGTCTGTTGTAGATCAAGATTGTTTAAGCTTTTTACTGTAGATGCTATACCTGCTACAAGTTGACGCCTACCTTTTTCAGTAGCAATATCAGAGATTTCTAAGCTTTTTATCATATTTAAACCTAGATCACGCTCTTTCATCATATCTTCAGGAGTTAGTCCTTTTGTACTAAAAACAATATCTAATTCTTCTTTAGTCATAATGGTGTTTGGACCTATAACATCTCCCTTACGAGCCTCTACTAAGGCATCAAAGATATTACCTAAACTTCCCTTACTTAACATAGCAGCCGTTAGAGTTCCGTCACTCATCTTATCAGTTAAAGCTTTATGTAGTTCAATACCTGCCTGACTAGTTAACAAGTTTGCATTTAACAAGTTAGCACCTGCCACTACATCTGCAATAGTTCCACCTGTCTGTGCTAAGTAAGATGATATACCTTTTACAATTTTATCTGGCTCTTTAGAATCTTTTACTTCACTTAGAAAATTACTTAAATTAGTAAAGTACTCATCATACTGCGCTCTCTCCTCTTCAGGAACAAAGTTAGGTATAGATAAATCTATTAATCTCTGAGCTTCAGATACTCGAACTTCTAGCTCTTCTATGTCCATTGTAGTTATTGGAGCACCACTATCTTGTTTTATTTGTATAGCAGCCATGAGAGCTATATCTAAGTTCTTAACCTGATTACCAATCTTAGGTTGTACTTTAGTGTAGTATTCAGCAAGTGAATTATTCTTTACAGTAGTTGCCATTAAGGTTACAGCGGCTGATTCTGCAGCGTGGTTTTGAGCATAAGCTAATCTCTGGTCTTCTGTATACTCTGGATGAATAACTTTAGACGCAGCGTATGCAGTAATAAACTGTGGGTCTTTCTGCATAGCTTCATACTGAGTCTGTGCTGTAGTCTTTTGTATGTCTCCGAAGTCCATACCTGTCTTAGCTTTCAGTGTAGTGTTATACTTAGCTAGATCAGCGTATCCTCCAGGAAGTTCAGACGCAGCTTTGTTTACAGCCGCACTATACCCACTACGTCTTTCTTCAAAAGACATTCCATTTGATTCTGCTTTTGCGTCAACATTATCTATGTCACTTAACAATCTAGACACTGCACCTTTTTCTCTAGCTGTATCGTACATATCGTAGGCTTGACCTACCATTTGAAGACCTGCATTGAAAGCTTGAGTCTGTGACCTTTCGAAAGAAGCTTGTCCTTGAACAGCCCTAGCCTGTGCTCCTAAAGACATTGCTTGAAAGTCAGACTTCATCTTCTCAGTGTTATCTACTACACCTTGCTGTGGTTTTTCAAAGCCTATATTAAAAGAAGACTTAGGTGCGAATATATCTTGTGCCATATTAGTTCCCTAATGTTGAAGCTAGACGTTCAGCCATCTTAGCTCTATCGTATTTACTTAGTTTTAGAATTAACTGTGGTAATTCATCATCAATCGGTTTTACTAATCCTCTGTACATAGATTGTTGAAGAGCGTAAGGAGCACCACTGTTAGTTATTCGTAGGTTTAATCCACGTAGTATTTCAAATCCTTCTTCGTACTGTTGAGGATCACCTGATCTAATCATGGTATGTGCTTTGTCTGCTAACCTACGTATGTCACGCATCTCTCTACGTAACTTTTTCTCATCATTGTAGAGTCTAGACTTAGTTGCATAGAACTCTTGTACTTTTAGAGGACTGATACCTACACCAACCATGATAGCTTCTGTCGTTGTCATTTCTCCTGGAACAGTAGCTCCTGTTTTACTACGATACTCTTTGTTATTAAAGATACCTACTGCTTTTGCTATGTTATCTAACGTTGTAATGTTACGAAAAGTCTTCATAGCAGATTCAGTAACAAGAACTGTGTTACCATCAGCAAGGTTGTTTACAGTATCTATAAGACTCATTGTAATATCAGCACCAATCTGAGCAGAAGGTCCACCTACTACCTCTAGGAATCTACCTTCATTGATCTTTCTTATAGTATCTCTGATCTGCCCTGCAGGTGCAAAGCTTGTAGTAAGACCTGTACCTACACGTCCATTCTCATCAGTCATCATAACGTCTGTTATACCGTCAATAAGACCCCACTTTAAGAATGTAAAGAACTCATTGTCTACAGACATACCTGTTTTTTCTGCAATGTAATCTGCAGCATTAGCAAATCCAAAACCTGCAGCACCATACATGGGTACAAGAACAGCACCTAGTCTAGCTCGTTCTGCTACAGTAAACTCCTTACCATTAAAGAGCATCTCCATTGATCTCATTGTGTGAGACAACCACTGTGTAGGTAAACGTAGCACACCCTTTTGCCAAGAAGCATTCGAGATAGAAGACATATGAAAGTTAAGAGCACTATCACGAGCAGCTATTTGTCTACGAGCTTTTGCTGTAAGTATAGATTCTCCTGGATTCTTAGCCATGTACTCAAGAATAGCAGTGTATGTACCTGTTAACCTAGCGAGTCGATCACCTTCACGAAAAGGAACTAATCCGTACTCCATTCCCTTAGAAGCTGCTTTCTTAGAATTAGCCCAAGCGTTTGCTAACTTACTAGGTGTGTAGTCTTCCCCTGCAAAACCAGAGATACCACGTCCGTACCCAGTGTTAAGTTCAGCAATCTCAGTGTCTAAGTCCATACGTCCAGAAGATCGAACATATGTCATTATATCTTTAATCTGAGCTTCTGTAAGATTGTATCTTTGAGCTAGTGTAGGAATACTTCTATCTATTGCATTCGGAAAAGCGTACAAGTATCTCATGGTCAAAGCCATACCTGCACCTCTAGGACCATGAGTAGGTGAGATCATCATAATAGACGTAGCATGGAAAGCCTGAACGATAGTTTGTTTTACATTCAAGAAACCAAACTTAGTTTGAAATCCAATCTTCAACATTAAGTTAGTAGGATCACCGAAGTCTAGTTCTTTACCTGTTCTTGCGTACACAAAGTTAGCCACAGAACCACCTAAGTTACGCATTGCTACTTCATCAGCACGTTTGACATTCATACGTCTACGGTCAATGTTCCATATCTCTTTCATTCGAGTAACTTCTTTACCCGAACCTGTAAACTGAGCACCCATAAACAGATTGTAGTAATCATCTTCAGGAATGTTTGCAGGTAAACGTATACCAGATATTCCTTTAGCTTTCTTTACCCAACTTACCATAGCGTTTAAAGTATAGGCTCTGTAACTAAAGTCATTTATAGCACTATTGATACCTGCTACAATATTAGCAGAAGGATCGTGGTTCGTAGTTTTACCACCACCATAGTGAGGTAGAACATTGTCTCCTCTTCGCATGTCATTCTCAATGAAGTCTCCGAAAGACATACCATTGAAAGCATCATCGTCACCGTCTAAAGACTGTATAGCTACGTTACGTTCTTTAGTCTGCAGTGTTCCTGTTGTATTTAAATCCCATCCGTTTTCTCTAGCAAATCTCTCTAGATCATCAAACGTTTCAATGTCAGGATTCCAACTATTGTTCTGTTTTACTATATCGTCTATGTTGTTTCTACCTCTGTTAGCGATTATAGTATTTATTTCACTTACAGCTTTTACGGCATCTTCTTCAGTAAAAGTAGATAGCCAAGTTTTTACTCTACCTCTGTTGTAATCTCCTGCTACTACAAACCAGTTAGCAAATGGATTAGTACGAGGACCACCTGCGTTATACCCCATCACATCTGAAGGGTCTAGTGAGTCAACAGACTTAGGACGTACTATGTATTCGTAACCTTCGTACTCTTTATCTAGTCTCCATACCTGTGCTTTAGGTTCTAGAAACTCTTTGTACGTTGTCTGATTATCTAGAATGTCTAGTATCCTTGCATTCTCTGGTACAGACGCATTAGTTGAGAGAGCTTTAGCAGGTACTTTAAAACCATTAGGCATCTTAATTGCTTGATAGCCTTTCTGTACGTACCTCTGCATAATGTTACTTGATTGCAACAAGTAAGAAGCATCACTGATTTCAACTAAAGACTCGTAAGCCTTTCGTACTTGAGGTGTTGCTTGTCTGCCTGTAAACTCAAGGTACTTATTAGCAAACTCTTCCGTATTGTACCATCCACGTCTAGCTGATTCTAGAGGATCATCTCGTAGAGTACGAGTAATAAAAGCTAGAGCAGCACGATCAGAGTTATTCAAAGCTTCTATCGGTCTTGCCGCATCTTTAACAAGCTTACCTATAGCAGCCGCAGCACCTTCCCCTAGCAATGCTAGTTGCTTTGTGTTTTCTAAACCACGAGTAGAAGCAGAACCAAACACACGAGCTATCGGTGTAGTTACAGGTGCAATCCAATCGTTAATCATAGTGCGTATAGCATTACGCTCTAGGTTCATAGCACCTTCAAAGACATCATCTATTCCTGGAATCTCTTTTGCTAGGTTTAGATTCTCACGTTTCTGTATTACGTAACCTGTAATATCATCCCCATCTTTTATAGGGATCAACTCACCTTGAGCACGTTCAGCGGCTTGCTTTGCACCTTGGGATGGTTTTCCTGTGGATGTTGCTTTGAATGCCTGACCATCTGTCTTACGTCCAAACCATGCAGTTACTGTGTAGTTACCTAGACTATCATCAGTGTAGAACACCCCTTGGTCTGTACCATGTACTCCCCTGTATATAGGATTGCCAAATGTTTTCTTCATTTTAGCACCTGCCTCTGCAGCAAGTCTAGCTACATCAGCTTCAGGTAACACACGTCCTATCGCATTGTTGTCGTAATAAAACTTTATATTCTGAACAAGTTTATTTTCTAGAAGCCTACTGGTTACAGAACCCTCAGATGGTAATGCCTCATCGAAGTGTGGGTTTAGTGACGCAGGTCCAACATCTGAAGTTACTTCAGGATCAAGTCTGTTGTTTAATACATCTTCAGCAACATTAGCTGCATTCTCCGGACCTTCGTTAGTTGCAACACGGCCTACTAATGTTTTATTCTTTGCAGTTTTAACAGTAAGTTTTACTGCGTTTTTACCTATCACTCCTAAACCTGCAGCATCCAGTGCAGCAAAAGCCTTAGTCAAAGCCTTAGATGAAGTAGGTCTAAATCCATTGTTGTTTACTATTTCTTTTAATTGAGATAGTCTCCAAGAGCTATCATCTCGTGGACCTTTGCTCATGTAGTCTTCAGCGAAAGTATTAAACCACTCATCGAACTCTCTAGGAGTCTTTGTAATCTTAGCACTAAGAACTTCTTCTCCTAGCTTTTCTAACTCATCTTCAGTTAGTAGAGTTTTAGGAGATGTTACGAACTCATGTAATGCCATAGACCCGAAGTCAAAGATAGCATCTAATGCACCAGTTTCTTCTTGAGACTCGTACTTCTCTATTACGTTTTGTGCAATACGATTATTAGATGCAATACGTACATCTGTTAGATTAATCTCTGGGTCTTTCAAAGCCAAAGCTTGCTCGTAAAAGAAACTAGGATTCTCTAGAAAGTCTACCTCTTTCTGAGTATACTGATCTATATTCTCTGCAAACCTCTGAGGATCAACGTCAAGATAATCTAGACGCTGTTGAGCATATGTTTCTAGTGGACGATTCTGATCTATAAAATCTTGTTTAGCAATTTTAGTATCGTTATGAGGAGTGCCTGTAGTAACAGTAATCTCATCAAGTTCAGAGTCAGTCTTTACAGCTGTATCTATTTGCTCTTCTGTTTCAAACTCATCAAGGAACTTACTCCCATCGTAGTCTATAAACGTACTATTAAGGTTTTCCATTTAAAGGTATCCTATTAAATAAACATAGATGCAGTTTTAAAGCCAGTTGAAGCAATACCAAACATGTTTGCAGCTTGAGACTGATACAATCCTGCTTGAGCTAGAGATAATTGTTGTTGTCCTTGAAGAACATTAGCTTTCCCATATAGAGCATTAATCTGTCCTTGAATGTCAGCCGACTCTTGACTCTTCTGTGTAATTCTTTGAGACAAACCAGACTGTTGTGTTGAGTACCCTAGTGCAGCCGATAGTTCTGAACCAATAGATGCAGCACCACCAGACACAGCCGAACCTTGAGCACCCATAGCAGCAGCCATATTTTGTTGTCGTGCTCTTACTATCTGAGCCTCTCTTATGGCTGATCTTCGTTGTCTTCGTACAGCAAGTTTATCTTGTTCAGACCTTGTCTGTATTATATCTTTTTGTATACCTACTTGTGCAGTACCAAGAGTAGTTACTTCGTCTGTTATATCTGATATTTCTTCACTTGTTGCTGTAGCCGTGTCTATAGCAGCTTGAGCTTGAGCAAACTTCTTGTCTACTTTACTTCCAATTACACCACCTGCTACTGCTCCAACAACACCACCTATAACAGCAGCTGTGCTAAGTCCTGCTATCGTAGCAGTAGCACCTAAAGCAGTACCTATAGCACCTCCGATAGCAGCACCACCAACAGCACCAACTACAGCACCAATCGCAGTAAATACAGCCATATTATAATTCCTTTATATATGCAGTTTCTATTGGTTTAAAACCTTTACGTTTAAATAGAATACCTGCTTTACCGTCTAATACCACATCAAGAGCAGAAAGTCTTGCGTAGTTACATCCTTTTGTTTTAGACCACTCCACGTATTCATCAATAAGTTTAGGAGCAGTCTTACCATTTCTGTGTGATGGTTCTAGCCATAGCATTAGTTCTTGAGAAACTACAAGATCATTGATAGGTAGTTCAGTAACAACACCTGCTATAGCACCTACTATCTCGTTACTGAAGCAAACAACTTTAACTATACCTGCTTCGTTATCTATTAATTGTTGTAATGTCGCAGCTACTTTGTTTGGGTTTATCGTATTCAGAGCAGGATGGTTAGTTTCCTTAGAGAATAGTTTGGCTGCAATCGTAATATCTAAGATGTCGCTATGGTTAGCGTCACGTATTGTATAAGACATTCAGTCTCCTGTTCGCTTTCGCGGTTAATGTGTTTGGTTTACTCCACCTAAGATAGAGTAACCTAAAAGTATAAAGTCTTTGCCTTGTTCGCTTTCAAACTTTATACGCATTGATCTTCCCCTACCTCTTAACTTCATTCTTGTTGTAATGACAGTCTCAGGGTAGTCGAAGTTTAATAAGTTATTAGAATCAACTACTGGCATTGACTTCAATCTATATGCTTGTTGTGCAGTACTAGATGAACTAGTCTTGAAATCCCAGAAAGAAGATACTAACATTGAAGATGGATTGTTTGGAGCATATCCAGTTGTTTCATTACCTTCCCATGCTGACTCTGTTAGTCTCATGTATGTGGTAACGTAAGGTGCATTCTTCCTTAGAAGTAAGTCACCCATAAAGTCATATCCTGCTTCAGCAAAAGAACTGTAGTTTGTAGTTCCCCAATCTAAGAAGTTATCTTCAGTAAAGGAACCCATAGTCATTTTGTTTGTATCACCATCTCGTATAATCAAGATTATTGCAGGAGTTCCTGTAGCTACAGAAGCAGTTTGAATAGATACAACATCATCTCCTGCAGAGGTTATAACATCATCTCCATTTGTTGTAGTTACATCAAACGTAGAAGCAGCCGCACCAAATCCAGAGAAGAACTCAATACCTATTATTGAATCTGTAGCACCTGCTTCGTCTTCTACATACCAAGGATAGAAAGCTTTTAGGGGTACATCTAAAACAAGAATATTATTAACTTTAGATTCTACAGTCTCACCCTGTTTAGGCCATGCCCAGTAAGCACGTTTGTTTATAGGATCGAAGGTAGATATTAATTTAGTCTTAGCTGCAGTAGGAACTTCATCCCAGTACTTCTGTATTGTAGAAATAGTAAGATTGTTTTCTACTGGTCTACCACTTGTAGAATCAAACTGTAAAGTGTGTATACCGTTTTTACTCCACCAGATAGGAGAACCATCAGCTACTACAAAACTACCTGCATCTACGATACCGACATCAGTAATCTTTTTAACTGCAAATGCTGTAGGGCTAAAGACACCATCGATACCTTCAATACGCCACACACCATT